CCCTCCGCTTCGAGCCCGTTAAGCTCGCTCTGGCCGTAATAGCCGTTCGGCCCCGGCGTCAGAACGCACTGCGTAGTGCGCTCTACGTGATGGGAGCCAGCTGTGGCCAACTCACTTCTCACAATCAATATGATTACCCGCGAGGCTGTGCGGCTTTGGAAGAACTCCAACGCGTTTATTCAGCACGTGGATATGCAGTACGACGACAACTTCGCCAAGACCGGGGCGAAGATTGGCAGCTCGCTGCGCATTCGGCTGCCGAACGACTTTACGGTGCGAACTGGGCCCGCTGCCCAGGTGCAAGATACTGCTGAGCAAAGCACGACCTTGGTGCTCGCGACCCAGAAGGGCGTTGACGTTAGCTTTAACAGCGTCGATCGCACGATGTCGCTCGACGACTTCTCCCGCCGCGTTCTTGCGCCGATGGTGAACAACCTCGCCGGTTCGGTCGCGGCCGATGTGATGTCGGGCGTCGATTCCGGCGGCACGAACGGCGCGGGGATCTGCAACTATACCCAGGCTGGCACGCAGAGCGCCTCTGGCGCATTCGCTACGCTGACCAGTTCCCCGGTCGCGCAGACGTACCTGACCGCTGGCGCGTACCTCAAGCAGAACAGCGCGCCCATGGACGCCTGGAAGATGATCCTGGATCCGATCACGGAGGCCAGGACCGTTGGCTCGCTGGCCGGTCTGTTCAACCCGGCACCCAAAATTAGCGAGCAGTACAAGACTGGCAAGATGGCCAGCGACACGCTGGGCTTCGACTGGTACATGGACCAGACCGTCGTCTCGCATACAGGCGGGACGTATAATGGCGCACTGACAGTGAACGGGGCGCTGCAGACCGGGCTGGCGATCACGACCAACGCGAACGGCACGGGCACGCTGGTCGTGGGCGACATCATCACGTTCGGCACGGGCGCGCTCACTACTGACGTTCACATGGTCAATCACATCACGAAGGTCAGCACTGGCCAGTTGCGCCAGTTCGTCGTGACTGCGGCGAATTTGACCAGTAGCGCGACGAGTCTGAACATCTATCCGGCGCTGATTCCGTTCGGCGCGGGTAGCGCGCAGCAGCAGTATCAGACTGTTGACAACAGTCCGATCAACGGCGCGCAGATCAATCTGGTCAACCCGGCGAGCACGACGTACCGCAAGAACTTCGGCTTCGCGCCGGAAGCGGTCACGATGGCGACGGCGGATCTGATCCTGCCGACCAAGGGCGTGGAAGAGTCCGCGCGGGAGCAGTTCGATGGCGTCGCGATGCGCATGCTCACTGCGTACATTCCCGGCACCGACCAGCTCATTACGCGCTTGGACGTTCTCTACGGTTATCTGTGGGTCCGACCTGAATGGGCCTGCATCGTGGCTGACATCGTCTAACGCGCAGAGCGCAGAAGGAGAATAGCAATGGCAGATGATCCTAATAAGGTGCTCGATGCTGAGGCGAAGGCCGAAGCGGAGTACAAGGCGAAAGAGGCCGACTACGTGGCTCGTGAGGCCGATGGCAAGCTGACGCCAGAAGAGCGGCTCAGCGAGCTGGAGGACAAGATCTCGTACCTCTGGGCAGGCCATCCGGCGTACAATGGCCCAGAACGCCGGCGCTTCAAGTACGACGAAGCGAAGAAGAAAGCCGCCGCTAAGCTCGCCGCTGAGCAGGCAGCAGCGGCACCGAAGCCGAAGCCTGTAGCACCGCCCCCGGTGGCCGCGCAACCGCTGCCCGCGCCCGTCGCGTGATAGTGAACTCCAGGCAGTTCGGCGTGCGCTGTCTGCCTGTTGATGGCACCGGACTGGGTTCTCCTCGGCCCAGTCCGGAGGCCAACTGGCAACGTTAAAGCGAGGAGCAAAATGATGAGGAGTCTAAGATGCCGCCTGTAAGCCAGGCCCAACGACGCGCGATGGGGGCCGCTATGAGCGGCCATTCCACGCTCGGTATTCCCAAGAAAGTAGGACGTGAGTTCATCAAAGCCGACAAGGGCGGCAAGCTGCCCAAGCGGAAGAAGAAGAGGAGTTCGTGACGTGCTGGATACCTATCGCAAGCTGCAAGCCCACGGCGTGATCGGTCCGATGATGAAGGTCGGGCCGGATGGTAAGACGCCGGTCTACGATCCCAGTGGGGAAGCTCCCGGCCAGCTCGTACAGCGCCCGTTCGCCGAGTACCCCAAGGCCGTTCGGCGCGTGAAGGTTGACGCGGAAGGCAACGAACAGATCATCACGCTCGTCGCGGGCAGCAAGAGTGAAGAGCTGAAGATCATGAGCGATACGATGGACCTAGAGGTTCCGCGTAGTCCGCTGGAGCGTGAGCGAGATCAGCTGGCCGAGGACTTGTCGGTCCAGCAGAAGATGAACGGGCAGCTCGCGCAACAGCTTGAGCAGACACTGGCCAAGCTGAATGCGCTGAGCACAACCGTGGATAAGCTGGCCAGTGCGCAGAATGCGAAGCCCGCAGCGCCTAGCGGCCTCGACGCTTTCAAGCCTGGCGGTGCCGAGGCCCTCGCGCTGGCGAACAAGAAGTAAGCGGAGCGTACTGGCGTGACAACGCCCCTCGACCTGATCAATATGGCCCTGCTCGATAGCGGCATTATCGGGCAGGGACAGACTGCGAGCGCGGAGGACACGAATAACGCCTACACGCGCATGCAGTGGATGGTTGAGCAATGGCAACGACAACGCTACCTGGCGTTCCATCTGATCAATCTGCAACTGGCCAGCACGGGCCAGGTCGCGCCGTATACCATCGGTCCGGGGGGCCAGTTCGTCATCGGCACGCGACCAGATCGGCTCGAGACTGGCAACTTCTTCCGCCAGCTGGTGCAGAGTAGTCCTAACCAGGTGGACTATCCGCTGGAACTGCTGGAAAGCTTCGAGGACTACAACCGAATTAGGCTGAAGCAGCTGACTACTTTCCCCGGCTACGTGTTCTACGATCCGGCCTACCCACTGGGGAACCTCTACTTCTGGCCCATTCCGCAGGCGAATATCTATCTGATGAACGTGCTGATAAAATGCACGCTGATCGACATCATCACGTCCGCCGGACTGACTACCGTGCTGGATGTCAGTCTGCCGAACGAGTACTTTCAGGCGATCTATCTGTCGCTCGCCGAGATCTTGCGCACGGCGTATCGTCTGCCGCTGGACCCCGCGTTGTCGGGCCGTGCGAAGGCTTCTCGCGAGGTGCTACGTGATGCCGCAGCGGCCATCGCGAGACTGAGAATGCCGGTCGATCTGATCCGCCCTGGCGTCTATAACGTCTTCTCTGACCAGATCAGCTAGCTAGCTAAGGAGAACTAGAATGAGAAAGTCCTTCATCGGTAGCGCGCTTGGCACGCTCTTCGGTGGTCTGCTGCTGCTTGCCGGACTGGCACTGGCCGGCCCCCTGCCGCAGCCGAGTATTAATGGGCCTAGCCTGGGCGATCCAGTCAGCAATCTCTACTCAGTAATCACCTCGTACACGATGGGTCGCGGGCTGCAGGTCAGTCCCGCGCTGAGTGTGGACCAAAGCTCGGGCCAGTCGAACTGCACGCAGCTGTCGCAGACTGCAGCGTATGCGGTGGCCAATATCGGGACCAGCAGCGGCACCGGCTACATCTGCTTGCCGACGGCCTATAGCGGCCACTGGCAGATCATCGCGAACGCCACGGGGCAGACGATTGACATTTACTCCAGCGCAGCCAGCTACGTCGCGGGCACGGCAGATACGATCAACACTAGCGCCGGTAGCAGTGCGTACACGGGCCTGACGACGCACAAGACGGCGATCTGCTTCGCCTACGCTAACGGCGCGTGGGCATGCGGGAGCATCTCGTAACGCGCGCTTATTAGCGCACTAAGGAGCGCCGTTATGCGCAAGCAACTAGTCGGTCTTGGCCTGGCGCTTCTGCTGCTCGCGACTGGCGCGGCGTCTGCTCAGACGCCGGTCGTGCCGGGCAACTTCGCAGCGCCAGCGGCGCCGGGCCAGCAGCAGCAATGGTCGCAATACAGTGCGAGCAATCCGCAGCCAGTCGCCGCGAGCGGCTTTACGCCATCGGCGAGCGGAGCGACGGGTACGCCGCTGAGCGTGACCGGGAGTTCGGGCACTGGCACGCTGCCGACTGGCACGCTCGTCATTCTCACTAACGCCGGGACGGTAACTGCTTACTGCGCCCTCGGCGCTACGGCGACGACTTCCTCGCAGCCCATCGTCGGCGGTGGTTCATTCGCCTTCACGGTCGGCTCGGCCACGCAGTTCTCCTGCATAACCGCCTCCGGCACGACCACGATCAATTCGCTCGGCGGCTCGGGCACGCCAGCGTTCTCGGGCGGCGGCGGAGGCGGCAGCAGCGGCACGGTCTACGTAGCCACGCCGACGTTCTCCAACAGCACCATAACGACGACGAATACCTGGCAATCGCTGCTGACCGCCGACGCCGCGCGGCGGTCCTGCAATATGCAGAACCAGGGCACGCACACGATGTTCTTCCAGGTAACGGCGGCGAATACAGCACCCACCGGGACGGCCGCTGCAGTGCAGGTCGCGGCGGGGCAGACGGTGGTCTGCAACGACTACATTGGCGATGTTATGCAGGGCTATGTCTGGATCACCGGCACGGCATCTGATCCGTACCAAGTGACGAGTTTCCACTGATGATGAAAATTCTCACCCTTCTGCTCGCGCTTTGCGCGTCAGTGCCCGCGCTGGCGCAGGTCATCTCGCCCGCGCTGGCGCAATTCAATACCTGGACGCCGGGAGTGACGACGGACGGGACTGATCCGACCGGCGCGATCTATGTGACGCAAACGGGCAGCTACGTCATCACCGGCAGTCTGGTGGTGACTTGGTTCGAGATCACCGTTACGGCGTGGCCCGGAACGCCGACAGGGAATGTGGTGCTGAACGGCTTGCCAGTAGCAAACAATGCGCTTGATAACGGTTACTGTTCGTTGCCGAGTGCAATTCAGGTCGGGCTGAATGGCATTTTTTCATATATTGTTATTGCACCGAGTGCTACCGGCGTCTACTTCTACGAAGGAGTAAATGAAGCTACTATTCCTGTTTCAGGTGTGGAAACGGCAATTATTAACAAGGGTTCGTGGGTCGTGAACGGTATTTGCTGGTATCACTTCTAATGCGAACCGCGCTGACCATATTCTTCGTTCTGCTCACTGGCACGGTGTTCGCGCAGGTGCCGATTACGATCCCGCATAAGCCGTGGCACTACGGCGGTGTTGCTGCGGCGCCGCAGAATTGCGGCAACGGCACGATTGATCTGTCCGCTGGCTGCGCGTTAGGAATGCTTGGAGGACTATGAGATGAAGCTCTTTCGCCTCTTTCCCTTGCTGCTGGCGCTGTTCGCCTCGCCCGCGCTGGCGCAGAATTATAGCGCCACAGCCGGTAGCGGTCTGACGTTCGGCGCGGCGAGCAATGCGGGGGTGCTGTTCCCGTACTTCATCCCAACCGGCGCGACGGGGACTGTGCTGTTCTCGTCTGCCAATCCCGGCTATGTGCAGTT